ATCGAAACAGTACAGAATATTCTAGCGATGTGTCGCGCCCAGCTTATTATGGGGCAGAATGGACTCATTCAGATAATGCAGGACATCGATCGCGGATCGCAAGTCCGACAGTTGTTCACCCCTGCAAACTCGTGGGGATTCAAGGGAGAGCGCATCTTCCCCAACATTCCGCACGGACTGAACGTGGAATTTGTATCGCCAGAGTTGGGGTATCAGAAGGGCGAAGTTACAGTGTATCGCCCCGGTTATGACGCTAACACAGCGACGATATTTGAAGATCTGAAGACATTCGGTTGTACTAACTGGCACTTTGCCGCTCAATACGGAATGTACAATCTTGGTCAGATGGTACTGCGCCAAGAAACGTTTACCCTTAACGTCGCGGCTGAGTCTCTGGTCGTTCAGCGAGGCGACGTGTGCGAGGTGGCGTTAGATCAAGCCGCATTAGGTGGTGGGTCGCATCTCATTGTAGATCAGATGTCAGCCAACACTATAGTCATTAGTGAGGAGCCGAACGACTACCCCAACCCATGCTATACGATCAAGTGTGACGACGGTGTATTCCAAGGTGTGGTCAGGTCTATAGTTGGTCGCACCATTCAACTGGACCGGGATTTTGCCAGTCCTCTTGCTGGGCGCGGATTTATCGTCATAGGTGAGCAGAACTACGTTACCAAAAAGTACATCGTGAACGCAATCCGTCCATTGCCAGATTTCTCTGCGGAGCTTAGTCTAGTACCATACGATGAGCGCGTGTATAGGACTGATGACGGTGACTTCCCAGAGTGGACACCCGGCGGCGACGGTGACCCCCAGAACCCGAACAACGGCGGCAACGCAAGGACAGTAGACCTAGAAGGCTACTCCTATTTGGAGTACATCAATCGACAACCTATATCGGTGTCGGTCTTGACTTGGGATCTACTCACAGCAGACGCGCAACTGTCAGCTTGGAAGATTACATGGACAGCGGCAGGACAGTCAGTCGTAATCGACGTTGCGACCTTAACGGCTGAAAAGCGAGAATTTGAGCACAAGTACCAATCTAATACCAACGAATTTGGGCCTGGAATTTACACTGTCACGCCTGTTACCCAGTTAGGCTACAATGGTCAGGGGTCAGCGGTGTTTGTTAGTCAGTCTATTGACCGCATTCCACCAGACGCGCCAGAACCCTTCGTTGTTGTGGCGGAGCCGGGTTGGACAAGATTTTATTGGAAGTCTCCAGATGCGCCCGACGTAGGCGGCTTTACGCTCTACGCTAAAAAGACCGAAGGCGACAACGTAGAATGGCGAGAGATTGGAAAAGCCGCCGTGTTTGATGAATACAAGATCTTTCCTTACAGCATGGATGCTTGGGGAGAATCTTTCGGTATCGTGTGCACAGACACGTCAGGCAACGACAGCCCGATGGCAGTGTACGATGGCCTGATTGATGGCGTACCGGGACCGGGTCTGGTAGAACCGTTCGATTGGTTCGGTCCAGAGGGTGCTCGTCTCGAATGGAAGGATCTATACGACCCATATTCGCTCATCGTCGAGTACGATCTCAAGCACGACCCGGACCCAGACTCACAGGACGTGATCGACGCACAGTTCATGGACTTTGTCAGCCCCGGAACAGAAACGTACGCCTTGCCCGCTAGTAAAGCCGAGGGTTCTTATTGGATCAGAGCTACGGACAAGTGGGGCCAAGTCGGACCGTGGAACAAAACAGGCTCTAACGAACTGGACTACAAGATCGAAGGACAACTTACTCAGTCGATATTCTACGTCGATCGATATCCCAAGTCTGACGTCGACATATCGTGGGATGCGGTTGGTAGTGAGGCCAATCTTATCACTTCGTACCGGGTAATGCTCTACCCGCGTCAGGTGAACCCTTACTACAACCGGGTTACAATACCCAAGAGAGATCCGATCACAATCTACGAAGGAACCGACACTAGTGTTAGTTCGACTGTAGACCACTTCCCGCAGGGCGACTTGTATCACCAAGGTCAGATTGTGATAGACGGTCTGGTAGACGGTGTTGTGATGGGGTCTGGACGCGCGATTATAGAATGGGAGCTTATATATGACACGGAAGGCCCTCCCGCGCCCGAGGACTTTATTCTGACTATTAACCCGGTAGATCAGGAGGAGGTCACTGCGACGTGGCTCCCGTCAAACGCCCCGGACGTCGAAGACTATGAGATCCGCTACAATTCCAGGACTGGCGGAGATTGGGAAGACTCTCAGGTGGTGGGCCGCACAGCTTGGAACGTATACGAGTTCACCGGCCCCTATCGCCCCGGCAAGTACATGATAAGGGCAACCGACACCAGTGGCAATGTCGGCCAGATGGCGCAATTCCTGCTCAACCCCGGCGGCATAGACCCGAACGAAGGATGGGAGCTGTTGCAGGTGATACAGGGCCATCCGTTGTGGCTGGGTACATTGGAGAATCTGTTCAGGCGAGAGAATTCGCAGACCATATTCCTAGACCCCAATACACCGGTGGAGAATGGCGTTCAGGAAGCGTTCTTCTACTACGAAGAGACTAGCTTCATACCGACGCTGGGCGAGACACGCATTGTGAGCGAGGATCTCGTCGCGTTTGAAGAGGACAACGGCGAGTCTTGGGAGTTCATGTCTGATTGGCCGCTAGTGAGTGATGTAGTGACTCTTGCTGACCCCGGCGGCACTGGAGCTGAGGGTAACGTAGACCTCTACCACGAAGTCCAGTTGCCCGGAAGCGACGTATGGCAGGAGTTCACGTCCTCCGAATTCCCGATTACGGGCGAATTGAAGTACCGAATTAGACTGATCAACAGAGAACCCGACGCGGACGCGGGCATTCGTAAATCTAGAATTCTGATATACGCACAAAAGGAAGAGACCCCATGAATAAAGACGAAAGAATGGTGAGGCCAGCGAATTGGCCGATCGACGCTTTTACCGAGTCGGGCATCGATTTAGCACAGCACCTAAACGAGATGGTAGACGCTCTTGACTCGACTAACTTCACAAACAGTGAGACGCGGCCTGATTACCTGACTGCAGGCGGACTTTGGACACAACAGGTCCAAGGTGGCAAGGTGTCTCTCTATATGTACACCGGGTCAGCAGACATTCTAATCGGTGACACGGACGGAATCGGTCCTGATCAGATTAACATGACAGAGATCCTTGAATTCCTAGAGCAGAATTTAGACTTTGGCGTCGTGACCTTTAACGAACGCGATGGCGCGGTTATGCCAGCAGAAGGTGACTACACAATCGATCTTATGGGCGACGTCGGTCTCTCTGCGCTAGTTAAAGACGACTACCTCCAGTGGAACGGCACAAGCTGGGAGAACAACCCGCCGAAGCTGATCGAGACCGAGCTTAACTTTATGGGCGGGTACGACTTGACCACCGCGCCCCCGGCCAGCCCTGCACACGGCGACATGTACATTAACAACAACGCAGGCACAGCGGCCAGTGGCTGGGCAGGCATTAATGGTCAGTACATTAATGTTGGTAACGCGGTGGGCTACTCCAAGAACCACAACGCAAACGGCGACCAAGTCCCTGAAGGCACTGGCGGAGCTTGGTTCCTACTAGGTGCGGTGTTCACCGGGGGTATCACTAGTATCGGCGCAGGGTCGGGTATCTCTGTTAACCCCGCCACTCCAACAGCGCCAGTAGTGTCTATAAACAGGACAACTACCGACGCTTGGTATCAGGAGAAAGGGAATTACGAGCCAGCGTTCAGCAAGAACAGTGCGTTTAACAAGAACTTCGGCACAACGTCGGGTACGGTAGCTCAAGGAAACCACACCCACAGTGAGTACGCATTGAGCGGGCACAATCACAGCGGGGTATACTCACCTGTCGGCCACACTCACACAGAGTACGAACCCAAGTTCGCCAAGAACAGTGCGTTCAACAAGAACTTCGGCGGTCAGTACACCGAAGTCGCGAGAGGCGACCACACTCACACCGGGTACGCGCCCAGTTCACACAACCATAGTGCGGCGAATATCACTGCCGGTACTTTTGCGTCATCGTCGGTTTACACCTTTAGGTCTGGTCTCGATCTAGGCGACCGGCTGAATGTGACGTACATCGATGCGTCGAGTGTCATCCGATCCAAGGCCGACGTGATCGCTTATTACACTTCAGATGAACGGCTGAAGGATCGCGTCCAGCCGATTGAGTGTGCGCTACAGAAGGTACTGCAACTACGCGGTGTCGAGTACGACTGGAACGACAAGCAGGATATTTATGAGGTCGGCTCGCATGACTACTCAGTTATCGCGCAGGACGTTGAGACTGTATTCCCAGAGTTAGTGCGAGAACAGGCTAACGGCTACAAGGGCGTTAAGATAGAGAAGCTTATAGCGCCTATGATAGAAGCTATGCGTGAGCTGTCCGAAGAAGTCCGAATGCTTAAAGCCGAAGTGGCCACACTGAAAGGAGAAGACTAATGGCTTTAGCCCCGAACGGAATGCTGAAGATGACCCAGATCTGGGCCGAGTTCGCCGCAGGAACTATCAGTAACTTTAACCTTCGCCGAGATGGATCGACCAATGCCGATTGGTGTCCGAAGAATACAAGCTTGGGGCGCGGCCACAACAACTGTGCGATCAGTCATTACTGGGGCGCATCGTCTACGAGTTGCATCGTCGGATCGGGCGGCAACAGCGTCGTCACCGAAGGTGTATGGAAGATCCACAAGATCACAAACAGCAACGCTTCGACTCGTTTCACCGTTACGTCTATCGCTTCTGGCGGCATGGATAACAATCTTTATCGTATGATAACGGCTGGCGGCGGCGGCGGTGGAGGAGGAGGCAACGCTCACCAGCAAAATGGCGGAGCTTCGCGTTGTGGCGGAGGAGGCGGCGGAGGCCAGACGGCTCTGGCTACCTATGCCGCAGTCGCTGGCGCTGGCAATGGCGCTGTTCCCGGAAAGCCCGGAGCAGGAGGCACTTATAACAATCGAGGCGCAACCGGAGGAAGCACGATTGTCGATGCTTCTGCAACGTTTTACGGCGGGGGCGGCGGCGGAACTTACTCAAATGGCAATACCGAAACCGGCCTTGGCGGCGGAAACGGCGGAGGTGGCGCGGGCAAGTACGGCGCGAGCAATTCGTTCGCGGGCGGAACAGGCCGTCAGAAAAACGGCGGAGCTGGCAACTCAGGTGGCGGCGGAGGAGGAGGCGGGTCCGAGCAGGCTGGTCAGGCTGGCGTTCCGGGCGCGAATGACACCTACCGATACGGCGGCAAGGGCGGCAACGGTCTCAACTACACGGTTCAGCAGACCCGATACGGTGCTGGTGGAACAGGAGCCGGGATCGGGCATTACAAGGATGGCGGCGTTAAGGGCGGAGGCCGTGGCGGCAAGTCGGTTTCTCCTACGCCATCGACAGGCTATGCCACAGCAGGATCGGAGAAGGGCGCTGGAGGAGGTGGCGGCGGGTCGTACAGCAACGGCGTCTATGCCGAATCGGGCAAGCAGGGTGACTACGGCGCGATGTATATCGCATACAGAACTTGTTAAGGAAGGACGGATATGAAGATCAAATATGAGATTGAAGAATATGAGCCTGAGAGAGAGTATATCCTGCTGAAGTTTACTTCGCCGGATAACCCCGATTGGCAGTATTACAAGTCGCTCAACCCACCCGACTTCAGCAAAGAGAAGCTAGAAGAACTAATCGCGGCGGTCGGTTCCGTAGTCACCGGATTCTGGAATAGGGCGCAGGCTCACAAGAGTGAATGCCCGATTCCCATGACTGGCGAGATGGACGTTGAGCCAGAGGTTTATATGGCGCAAGAGATACACACGCGTTCACTACCCCAGCCCGAGTTTGACGATTGGACTGAGTACCTTGTAGCCCAGGATATTACCTCACCATTTCAAGAAACAGTAGGTTGGGACATCGTTAAATACACCGAAGAGGAGGCGGAACAGCAGTACCTACATATGGAAATGGGATGTCGGTTTCAACGTAACGACTACCTTTTCCAGAGCGACTTTATCAATTTCCCAGACGCTCGCATCGCAAACGTTCAAGAATGGCTAGAATATAGACAGTATCTTCGTGACCTGCCAGAAACACCCGGTTGGCCGAAAAATATTAAATGGCCTGAGCGACCTGAAATCGTAAAGGAACCAGTTGAGTAGGGGCCGGGGCCGTCCATCAGTGACCCTTCGTTGATGCCCGGCCCCGCTCATTCGTTTTTCATAAAATAGGACGGCAAAAATGAAAAAACAACTATTAAGTGCGGCAGTAGCCGCTTCAATATCGACCACCGTGTCGGCACATCAATACATCAACGGTAACGGTACGGGGCAAGTCCTTTTGTACCCTTTTTATAGTGTGCTTAATGAAAGTAACACCTACATGCACATTATAAACACAACCGACGAGAATAAGGCGATTAAGATTCGATATTTGGAGTCTAGGAACTCTGAAGTAGTGTTAGAATTCAACGCCTACATGCCAGCCGACGATATCTTGGCTATTGCTATCGACAAAGACGAGAAAGGCGGTGCGGCGCTGATCACAGCGGACAGTACCTGTACGATCCCAGAGCTGGGAACGGCCAACGGGTCTTACGACGGGTCGCAAACCACGACGTTTAGTGGTGACACTCTGCGAAGACAGCCGTTTGTCCCTTTTTTGTACGATGACGAAGCAGGCGACCCTTCTATAGAGCGTACCAAAATCGGCCACGTTGAGGTTATAGAGCTTGGAGTCGTCGATTCGTCTATAGACCTTAGCGACTGCGACGGCGTGATGAAGCTGTGGACCGAAGGGATCTGGGCAAGCAACGTAGCCACCAGCGTCACTACGCCCACAGGCGGGTTAGCAGGCAATGCAATCTTCATAAACCCGAATAAAGCCTATGCGATGAACGTCCCGGTTACGGCGATCGACGGTTGGGCCAAGCCCGGAGTTAACTATCACACCGGGACTGGCACGTTAGAGCCTACCCTAGACGACGGTGCAACGAAGGCTTTAGTCAACGACTTGATCTATGACTACACAGGCCAACCTCGCGCCGGGGCGATCGCAATCTCTGCGGTACTGACCACTCAATCGGTCTACAATGAGATCCAGACTGAAGAGGCTATCGCGGCAGAAACAGACTGGGTGGTGTCAGCACCGACCAAGCGCTTTTTCGTCAACGCCAGCACAGCATACGCTCCCTACACCACAGTGTACGACGGAGACGAAGTCAACAATACCGCTTGCGAGTCCGTCAACATTACTAGGTATGATCGTAGTGCCAATAGGTCGACGGGGACTGGAACGTTTGTACCGGACAGCACTGGCGTAGAGGGCAAGCTGTGCGACAGTATCGGCTTTATGGCGTTTGCTGAGAATTCAGCTCTGTTGATCGACGACGCTACCAAGGTCTCATACCCCTACGGGTCAGGAGCCGCGCGCATGAACTTAGATAACCAGCTACCAGCTGACAATGCAGGCAAGGTGCTTAACGGACTTCCGGTAATCGGTTTCGCCGCAACGCGTATCGTAAACGGGCAGATGAGCTACGGGTTTGCTCAAAGCCACAAGACGTTGACTGTCACCAGTGGCTCTTAAGGGTCTAGCATTCGCGCTCCTCCTCGCTACGGCGGGGGGTTGCGCGTTAACGCCTGAACAACTGGAAGCGCTTCGGTCGATGAGCGGCAAAGACGAAACGCCAGAGATCCAGATCACCATAGTAATAAACGACAATGACGATGAAGTCGAGGTCGATACTAGTGAGTGATGAAGACTACGAATTGATGGAGCGTTTAGTAGAAGCGTTGGAACGGATAGCTGACGTGCTTGATCAATTGAAAGAGGACGACACCCCTAGGAGTTAGAGTGCCGTCCTCAGTTTTTACCCACAGCCGTCGGGTAAAACCTTAAACCAGTTCGTTCATCAATGCGGCGTAACCGCACATATCAACCGCGTGGTCGTCCGAGTGACCAAGCCTGGACCTTGCTATCTTCAACAGCACCATCAGTGCCGCCACATCTTTAGGCTCTAGTCTATCCTCTATACAGAGGTAAGTGGACCACAAATCGGCTACGATCTGGAAGTTGTCTTTTGGGTCACCGTGCGTCGCTTGTCTGTCTATGACCGTCTGCGCGGCGGCGTCTATAGTCTCTTTTCTATTCATACTCTAAATCTCCGAGTTGTCGCTGTGTTCCTGATTCTAGCTGGTTTAGCAGTGCCTGAAGGCCCATGGCGCACAAGTCAGCGTATAGCTCCTTCTTCACCACTTCGGCGTGTTCACCGACACCAAACCGTCGTAAATATTCAAACGCCTCTACCATGTCGGCCTGTTTAACCACCGCCTTCACTTTTTCGTTAAACCGCTTGAACTTGTGGCCAGAGAATGTCATGTCGTATTCCAGCTTTCGGATGTCCGGGAATCGGTCTTTAACGGGCGTTGGTATGTCACCTGTCATACATTCTGCTAGATCGTGAATTTGAGCCGCTATTATAACACTACAAGTGTCTTTGTCCGACATGTTTTGCACTTTTGCCAAATGCATGGCGATGGTGACCACACCGAATGTATGTTCTGCTACGCTTTGCGCCCGCGTAGTTTCGACCATATTCCAGCGTTTGACACCGTATAGCCTCATAACCTCCTGTACCTGTAACTCATTCATGCTTCAATATCCCAAGTTCGTTGATGCGCCACGTCCGTTCCCGGTTGACCGCCATCTTTTCTATTATCGCCCGTTCTAGCTGAGCGCCTGATATTTTGTTCTGGTACGCCACGTCTAACAGCACTATAAACGCGTCGGCGTATTCACTCGCGTCGTCAGGACAGCTTACAATCTCGCCTAACTCCTCAAACAACTTCAGCAAAGTGGACTCTGGGGTTCGATCCGGGTGCGCCGAATTCGCCCAGTCCAATATGTCCTGCTGAATCTCTTCTAGACTAGAGCCATCTAACGTCGGAGTCGTCATCACCGTGCACCTCATACAATACGTTAACCCCAGTCTTCTCGAATATCTCGTTCGAGATGGATTCCTTCTCGTCCTCGCCGATGTAGTCGCAAAACGACAGCGCTATATCGTCGTCAGGCTTCAGGCAGTGATGTGCCGCATGAAGCACCTGCTCTATACTGAACTCAAAGATGCGCCTCTCCAGCTTGGTCACAGTCGTCCGTTCGGGCTTCACGCCTAGCTTGTCCCAAGTAAGCTCACGTTGGAATGGATAGGCCGGTCCGGAATAGCCGTCACGGTTGTTGACTCTGATCGGTCTAGTCCTCGCCACCCCCACAACCGTGATATGCTCGTGCCAGCGCCGGGGCAAGGCAATATCAGCTGTGAGCTGGGCGGGGGTCACGTCACGCGACGTGCAGAACGGATAGTCGCCGTGATAAAGCGATAGACCAAACCCCTGTGCGCCCTCAACCAAGATGTTTCCTGTTATCTTGCTGACGTGCTGATCGTAGACGTATCGCGACACCACCAGTGGCGCTAGTTCTGGGTCGAACCTGAACGCATCGCGGGCGATAGCATTAGAGCCGGGGTCTCGCAATATGCGATCTATGATAGCCTGTCCGACTCCCTTAGACGTACTGCCCATCTTGGTCTGCCCGCGCTCAGCTTCCGCTTGCGCGTGGTGGTCGGTAACTACTGCGGCAGACTCGTGTATGTATATCTTTTTGTTGTGCAGGAACTTACTGTATCGATCAATCTCAGACTTCAACGTCTCCGGGTGGATGATAGCTCCAGGCCCAATAAATATAGACGTCGCAGTCTCACTGACGATGCCAATCGGCACCTGCTGTGTCATTAGCTCGATACCCGCTTTGCGGTGGTTGTAAGTGTGGCCCGCCTGTCTACCGTAGGCACACATAACCGCCTCGTACTCATTGTGGGTGGCAAAAGCGCCACACACTCCACCCTTGCCGGAACTGCCCCAGCCTAGGTCCATGACCATATCTATTCTCATAAACTAACTCCTAGTTCGTTATTAAGCGATTCCCACCAAGTATTACCGACGCCAGTTAACTCCAGCATCAGCGGCACAGAGAACCACGATCCAAATTCCTCCTTTATCTGGGCTTGTGCCTTATCCCAGAATCGCTGGAGGTGTCGCTCCTTCAAACTCACGCTGTAACTGTCGTGCGTGTTCAACATGAGCTGTCCGCCGTAGTAGTTCGCGCAGTCTTGCATAACGCGAACGGCTACTTTATTCATATCGGCGGCTGTGGCCTGTATAAGCAGACCAGAGGCTTTGTAGGCGTAGCGGGTGTTAGGGAATCGGAGCTTTCGTCCGTAGTGCGTCTGCACGTACCCTCTTGCTATAGCCTCATTGCTACACCGCGCCGCCAGAGCTTTGACACCCGGCAGTGCTTGGTGGTATTTGCTGATGACGTGCATCGCTTCAGCGCCAGCTTTTTTGTACCGCACCTCTTCGCCGTCGTCGGCAGTGAACTCTTCCCACTCCCAGCGCATGCCCATCTTGTCGGCTATCGAGCCGTTCCCGCTGTTGAATATCATAGAAAGGTTTAACTGTTTGGCGTTAGCCTCACCCGCTCGAGTCGGGTTGCGGGGTAGCCCGGTCAGGTCAGCGACAAACTGGTGAAAGTCGGTCTCCGGGTCATCGCGGTAAGCCTGCACAATAGACTCGTCGCCTACCAGCCCGGCAAACACCCGGACTTCGAACGACGCCATATCGCAGTCTAGCCACACGTCGCCCTCATTCGGCAGAAAGCAGGACTTCACAATCTTAGCCGCGCCCTTATTGCGGTTAGGTATCTGCTGTAGCGCAGGCGACTTTACGGTTAATCGGCCTGTGGTCGTGCCACACTGAAAGATCTCAGGCCGTACGCGCCCGCCGCTCTCATGCTCCAATATGTGCTTGGCTAAAAATGTATTTCGAGTCTTAATGACAGATCTTAGATCCAGTATGCCTCGCGCCACGGCATCCCCAACTTCCGACATGCTGTGCAATGCTTCGGCGTTGACGGATGGCACTCCTGTGCCTGTGGCGTCTATCCACACTCGACCGTCTGGGCAGTCGATAAAGAAAGGTCTAGGGTCGCCCGGTTCCGATGACTCGAAGGCCCATTGCTCTCTGACCTGTTGAGCTG